ATCCAGACACATTGTTCCAAGAAGTGTTAGGTCTAAAAGAAAAGAAATTTACTGAATCAGATGACTGGACCAGTTTGCAATCTGATAATAATTCATCTTCTGTTTTTGAAGATAGCACTATTTTGGGAAGAGGGGCAGATGAAACAGATAAGGATTTATTTACAATAGAAGTATTATCATTAAATGCCTGCTGCCATCCACCTATTTTTGGATATGAATAATTTGAAGTATAGTCTGCAAAAGCATAATCAACAAATACTGATGTTCCGCTATAAGATGTATTAATATTCTCTGGTATTTCAACGCCTTGACCAAAAACAAATCTTCTTTTTGCTAATGCGGTTGCGACTACGTATGGATAAATACCGACACAGTCAATTTCTATTGGATAAATATCTTCATATGCATAAAAACCTATCCAGTCTTGATCTTTATTATTTTCATTAAGCATATTTGGAACAGATATAGAGTCTGGATCATATTCTAAAGATATTACTTCCTGACCATTAATAACTAAAGAAATAACATCTTTACCAATTCTTAAATGTACCAACATTGGCCTTGTCCACTCACCAACATAATATGTTTTATAGTTAGAGCCAATTTTTAATCCTATTGATGGTCCATCTACATATATACCATCATCTGATGAAATTGGACCAATAATTCTTTTTGTTTGATTTGTATAAGAATTTATTCTAAGCCAAGTCTCAAGAGTATATTCTCTAAATCTTCCTGATTCGTTTAAGAATCCTACTCCAGGAATAATTAGTGAAGGGTTTGAGCCATTTGGGTAAAGGGCTGTTAAACTTGATGTTCCATATACCATTGGAATGCTTAAATTTTTTGCTTTAATCATATTATCAGAAACTAAATAATATGCATCAAGGTCTTGTAGTCCGTAACATTTTGCAATAATACCTTTTTGTGGAGCAATTGATATATTTGACGGAATATCTATTGGTGTTATTCCAAGAGAAGTTGAAGCAAACTCTTCTGACCACTGCCCAAGACTTATTCCATTAACTAAAAATACATCTGCTTCATCAGAACCACCAATAAAATTAATTTTAAAAACTAATCTAAAGTTTATGTCATCTGGAGGAATATCAAATGTTTCTGATATAAAAACCCAACTATTATTTATTACAGTATCATAATTTTTTAAATTATTTACTATTTGTCCACTTGTGGTGTCTTCATACTGATATCCTATTTCAAATCCTGCAATATAAGAACTTTTAGAGTAAAAATATCCACCAACAGAAAATGTTCTTAAGTAATAGTTTAGATCCTGAAGATTCATTATGTCATTGCTTATTGCAATGATTGATGCTGACTCACTTGAAGTGGGGGTTGCTGTTATTTTCCCTACATAACTACCTATGAATGGCTCATCTACTGACTGTGAATATGCTTCATGAGTACCGCCAACAATTGTCCAATTAGAAAGATTTCTTTGTGCCTCTGATAAAAGAGAAACGTAGTCTGCATTATCATCTAATGCCCACAACCCCGTTGGGTGTTCTGAAAACACTTTTTCTGCATATAGGTTTGACGGACTAGACATAATGAGTCTATTTTACCACAGAAGACTACTTGTTTATTTTAATTTCACAGTAGTCAGTTGTGCAGTATGACTCTCCCTGAGCCTCAAGATTATCTACACCGTCATAAATAGCACTAAAGTCAATATGTTTTAATTTGCCAATATACGACTCATACTGCTCTTCAGTAATCTGAGTATATGGCTGCTGTGGATAAACAGTGTTTCCCATTGGAAGGAATGAAACTGCCTTTAATTGTCCCTCGTACATGTGCAGTGCTGGAACAACATTCTTTGATTCTGTTTCCTTATCAAATGAAAGTGTTACAGAAACACCATTATCAGACCAATACTTTTGAGCAGTTGCAGCAAGAGCAATCTTCTCAAACAGCGTAACATCCTTTTCAGATCTTGGATGGCCTGACTTGATTGGAAAATATACAACTGATGTATTTGCTGATACTACGTCATCTTCAATTGTGTACCCTGCTGCTTTGAACAAGTGCATCATTGGATCTGTGTTTCCAAATCGAACTGCACGAAGAAAGAAGTTTCCTCCAGGACCCCAGTGAACTCCAGGAGTTGCACCAGAAAGAATTGAAACTGATCCTGATGGCTTAACCGTTGTCACACGAATTGATTCACGAACACATAGCCATTCTGAATAGGAGTGATCATATTTACGAATTGTTGTGTATCCTTCATCCATCCAATCACGAACTGTTGGCAGGCCATGCTGGTCTGCAAATGATGCAATGCCAGTGAGTGATGTACCGATACGACGATTACGTTGCATGATACCGTTTGTTTGTGGCCAATGAGTTGGAACAAGTGTTACAGTCTTTCCATAAAGATATGCAAACTTAAGGGTACGCAGGAAGTCCTCCTTGGATTCGTGACGATTCAAGTGCACTTCTACAAGTGTACATAGTTCGTATGACTCCAATGGCTGCTCAGCACATGGATTAAATCCCATTACACGATAATCCTTTCCGTCTGGCGCATCCTTTAGCCGTCCATAATTACGAGCAACATCAAGCCAAATAAACCCTGGTTCTCCGTTTTCTGTAATTAAATCTACATAGTCTTCGTACTTTGTTCCTACCTCTGCTGAAATAGAATTATTAGACATCCAAGCCCATCCTGGGTTTTCTGGATCAAAAGAGTTTCTTTCTGGAAATACCTCAGAGTTTTTTAAATTTTCCAGAAACTACACATGTTCCAATAAGATTTACTAGATCTACAATGGCACGAGAATCTAGGGTTTCTCCAGCCCTGGAGCCTATTACACGGTCAATCTGCTCATGCAGCCTAATAAGAGGTGCAGGTCCTGATGCAACCCCTCCAAACCCTTTTATAGGGGCTCCTAGAGGCCTAATTAAGTCATAATTAAATTTCTGTATGTTTTGATTAGGTCTGAGATATGAGTTTATTAAAACTCTCACCGACTCTACCCAACCTTCACGAGTGTCTGGTATTTCATAAACCTGTTCTGGTTCTGTTGGGGAATAAATAATAAAATTCTTATCCTGACCAACTGTATCAAATCCAACTCCAATACCAAGCATTAGGGCATCCATTACCCAGGCGAATAAAGCACCTGGATCATTCTTGTCAAGATCTTTTGTTGAAACCATAGCGCAGTTTTGTAATGCTGCAGAATTCCTTTTTTCCATTGTGAGCCTTATAGTCATTCCATGGAAGACGATTTTCTTTGGCATGATTTTTTTGAACTGAATACATCCCCTCGATTACACGACGACAAACTTCGTGCCATCTTTCCTTAGTTCCATCTTCCTTCATTCTTGAGTAAGTACGAATAAACGTAATTTCTCCCAAAGAGTTTTCTGCTGCATCCTTAAACCCGAATGGACTGCTAACACTCTTATACTTTTCTACAAAGTCTTCTGGAAGTCTAAAACTAAAAAAATCTGACATAATATTTAATCGTCCTTTCAAAAACGGAATAAGTGTTAATTATAGCAGAGTTTTGCAAAAAGTAAAACTCTCACTGTATTGTTTATACTTAGTCTTGCTTTTTATCTTTCTTTGCCCATTCTAATTTTTGAATTGCCTGCTGTCTACGAACTTCTTTTTCTTGCTCATCCCATTTGTCTAAAGTTTCCTGATCATATTCAATTTCTGCATAATCCCAAAAAGATACCATCGTATATCTTGTTCCTTTTAGAATTTCAGTAACACCGTGAATATTTTCTACGCCTCCAGGAAATATGTAATAAGAGTAGGCATTAGGCTTAAAAGATAAATATGGATCACTCCAGACTGGAACTTTTTTACCATCCATATCAACACTACCAGAATCCTCTCCAGTATCATTTACAAAATATAACTCTCCACCTTCATAGTTATCATTTAAATACAGAATTCCAACATACTTATTTATTTCAAAAGCATTTGGATTTCCTTCAAAATCTGAATTATCAGAATGTGGCGAAGCAAATCCTCCCTCATCCCATTTTTGTGCGTGAGATGTATTTGGTCTAACCTTTCTTTCAAAAACTAACTCTACTGCTTCTTGATATTTATTTTTTAAATCATCAAAAAATTTTCCATATAGGCCATGCTTTTCAAGTTCTGGATCATCTGGGGCTAAACCCATTCCAAGAGAACCGTAAAATGCAATATCTCCCCACATGTCAGCCTTTGACTCCCAATATGAAATCATTGATTCTGCAGTTTTACTATTTATAAAATTTGGGATCTCTACAATTTTATTGTGTGTTATTCCTAAAACACCTTTTGTTTTATTTAAATCTATTTCATCATTTTTATGATATATAAAGTTTTCTTTTTGTATTTTTTCAATTATCATTTTTCATTCCTTCTAATTGAATACGCATAAATTCTGACTGCTCTCTGTCAACCTTTTCTTTTTGCATTTTATACCACTCATCTTTACCGTACTTTTCTTCTCCATCAAACCACTCTTTAGATCCTGCATAAGGCTTTTGATAAAAACATCTAATTAAATATTTGTCTTCTTTATTTATTGCTTTTACGCCATGCAAATATTTGCCTTCATCAGACAACAGTTCTGGATGCCCTGAAGGAAAAACAAGGACATCTCCCGCTTTTGGCTTATAATTAAGAAAAGTTTTATTCGGCAATCTAAAAACTATGTCTCCACCATCGTAGTCGTCATTTAAATACATAGTGCAAGTTAAAATAAATTTATTTCCAGGCCAATGACCTTCTAGCGTAACGTAGTCTGTATGATATGTCATTTCAAGGCCAATATTTTTAAGTTCTTCTGGAGCAACATTTTTATGGTTATATTTTGATATTGATGGACCCATTATAACCCAGTCATTACCTTTTTCTAATCCACGATTTTTTAAATAGGTTAATGTTGCAACATTAAAGGCATCATTAATCTCATTCAATAAAGACTGCTCTTCTAAATATGTTGGCTCGTTAGAAAAGTCTTTTGTCATATCTAAATAATTTCCTATTTGCCATAAAAACAGAAATATTCGTATCTATATTTTTTATTTCAAAACTTTTCATATTATTTTACCTCTTTGTGAGACATGATTGTGAAAAAAAATGGCACAACATATCTAATGCCTTTTGTTATTTCAGTTACTCCATGTATATAATTTTTATCTCCTGGGAAAAAATATGCTGCTCCAGCCTTTGGTTTAAATTGTATTTTTTGATTTGGAAAATATAGTTCTCCACCTTCGTAGTCATCGTTTAAATAAAATAGCCCAGCAATATCGTACCATGGAAAATCATTAGGTTTCCCAGCATTTTCTCCTTCATGAAGTTCTTTGTCTGCATGTGGCATCTGCAACTGACCTGGTAACCATCTAACAATTGCAGGTGGTGTTGGATGAGCATCTACATTAAAAAAATTATCTACTTCTATTTTTAATCTTTGTTGCATATTTGAAATAATTGGAACAATATCTGAATTATTCTTATTTAAACTTGGTGGAGTTGCAACTCTATTTTCCCAATACTTATGATCATAAATAACAGTACCCTCTTCATTATAATGAGTTTCTGTTATATCCCAAATTGTTATTTTTTTACCAGCATCTGATAAAAAATTTAACTCTTCGGCTGTCATAAAGTTTTCTCTTGCCTGAATATTTCCTGCAGATGTGCCAAAAAATCCAGATGGGGTTATAGATTTTGGATTATTTGTACCGCTATTCAGATATTCTACACTATTCATTTTTATATTATACCATTCACTATTCGTATTTTCTTTGTTCCCAAACTTCATTTTTATATATTCCACCGTCTGGTTTGCGGTATTTTGCAGCATTTGCTGCTTTTTGTCTCATTAGTTCTAAAGCATTTTCTTGTTCAATTATTTCTGAAGTCCAGTTTTCTCTTTTAAATGGTATCACTTGAGAATAAATAGTGCCAGCGGGGGAATAAAATCTTTATACTTATCGTCTAAAACTTTGTGCTTAATTCCAGATTCTGTCATATAAAACTCAATATCGCATGGAGTATTTAAAGAATACCCAGTTCCCATAATATCAAAAATTGCTGGACAGGCCTTCCATGTTGGTATTTTTCCATTATCTGGTCCTATTACAAAAGAATCATCAATAGGAGATTTAAAGAATCTATCTGCTTTTCTAAACCAATCTGGTATTGTTTTAAGTATTGGCTTTGGAGTAGACACACTTTCTTTTGATAGCCAAACTCTATTTGCTAAAAATGTTATTTTTTCTGTATTCATTATTTATTAAAGTCCATTCCTTTAATTATAGCATTTGGATTTCTATAGTCAGAAAACTTTAACTTTAAACTTTTAGTCTCATGACTTCCCTGTTTATTTCCTAAATGATCAACAGCATCTCTATAAAAATTGGTCCACTCTCCACCTTTTGTTATTTCTCCAGATCGTTTCCCATACTCTGAAATTTTTTGATAATATTCTTGACTAAAGTTTTCATCGTGCAAATTAACTTCTGTATTTTGAATATCTGTTAAACTTATTGGAACAATAGAGACAATTGGTGTATTTGCTGGAATTGTTATTACCTCATTTGCCTTTGTTATTTTCCAAGCATATGGTAATGCTGTATCTAAAACAGATGTACTAATTATTGTTGTAAAACCTTGTACACCGTCTATAAACTGATTTGGAACTGGCATTAACAAAAGACTAACATTTTCATCAGTTCTAAAATTTAAAGTGCTATTAAAACTTATAGTTGCATTTGCTCTATTTGTAAAAACATACTCTTCTCCATTTAAAACCTTTACATGTGAGTCTGATGAATCTGATATTCCGTCCCAAATAAAAGAAATATCTTCTGGATAAGAGAATGTCCACCCTAAAGTATTTGCCAATGACACTGGGAAACATCTATATGCATGTTTATCAAATGTATTGTCCATCCAATCTCTTTTTATAGGAACTGTAGAAAAATTTACCTTAGAGTTTTTTGGCTGATATACATTAATGCTAGACACTAGTCGCCAGTTTCTCTATAAATTTCTGGAGTGTGAAATTTTGCACTATAGTCTAACATTGTAACTATAGAATATTTAGTTCCAGATTTTACTGGCATTGCTCTGTGGCTATACATATAGTTTGAAGGGAATATGTATAAGTCTCCAGCCTTTGGCTTTACCAAAAGATCTTGTAATTGAAAATGTAATCCGCCCTCTTCGTAGTCATCATTAACATATGCTACTAAGGATACTGTACAGTTATACGAAAATCCGTGGTCATGATGATATTGAAAATGTTGTCCTTTATTATATTTAATAAAATTCATTGCTTCCCAATATCTTAAATCTCCAATATTAAAAAATCTTCTGTAGTGATCAACTGCTGGTTTTTTTCTATCATAACAATCTTGCCATAAAGATTGAAGATTTAATGATTCTTGACTTAAATCATCTTGTATGTCTGTTTTTTTAAATTTAAAATCTACACAATCTCTATAGTCTGGCATAGTTTGCATATAACCAACATATGCTGGTTGCCAAGAATATCTTTCATTTTCTGTTGCAAGATTACTTTCAAGTCTATTAATTATGTCTAAACTTTTTGGAAGAACATCTCTATATACAAAAATTCCATTTCCAAGATTTTCAAAAGATGACCAGGTTTGTTCAGGAATTTTGCCTGTAACATTGCTGTTTATGCTAGTGCCTATTTGATCCATTTTATTACCCTTCTATATGTATAAATTATATCATAACTGCGACTTATGATGTAAATCGTTATAATCTGTCATTATTACTACTGAATACTTTGTACCGTCAAAAATTTCATGAGATGAGTGCTCATAAACAAAGTTTGATGGAAAAATAATAATGTCGCCAGCCTTTGGTTTTATTTTTAATAACTGTCTAGGAAATTCTATTTCTCCACCTGTATAATTATCATTTAAATAAACTACAGCAGATATTGTGCATGAATAGTATGGTCCGTGATCACCGTGAAGTTTAAAATATTTGCCTGGTAAATATTTTACAAAATTAAATGCTTCTTTATAAAACATCTGTAAATGCCATAAAGACTGATAATCTTCTAGGCATTTATCTAGTGCATCCTCTACCTCTTTATGAATATCAAACATATCTTGATCAAATTTTAATATAGTTCCCAAATGTTCTCTTTTATATTTTATATCTACACAATTTCTTACATGATATGTATCCTCTTTATCATTTACTTGTGCTCCATTCCAAGACATTTCAAAAGATTCACTCATTGCTCCACGTTCAAGTCTATCGATTATGCTTAGACATTGGTCTTTTGGTATAGCATTTCTATAAAGGTTAATTCCATACTCTAAGTTAATAACTTCAATATTATTTTTAATTAAACGATTTGACAATCTGTTTTTTGTATTTTCTAATCTTGGAATATCATACCATTCTATTTTTTTTTCCATAAAATAAATTATACCATACCGAATTTATTTCAGTATGGTATAACTTTTATATATTTTACTAATTAAGTATTAGTTTATACAGATCCGCCACCACTAAAGTATGGGAACCAAGGACAGAACGATGGTGGGAAGAACGGACAGAAGTTCGGTGGGAAGAACGGACAGAAGTTCGGTGGGGAAGAATGGGAATGATGGTGGGAAAAATGGGGGAGTAGTATTAACAGAACCAGTTGTTGCAGTTAATGAAGATCCATTTGCGTTAGTTGCAGTGATAGTATATGTTTGTGATCCTGGAGAACTGGCAGAAGGTGTGTTATCTGTTGCATCATAGTATGTTTGTGATCCACTTACTGTTCCAGCAATATTATTATAAGATGTTCCATCAGATCCAGTAATTGAATAATTTCCTAATGTTTTTCCACCATTTGCTGGCGTAGTCCATATAATTCTGTTTACGTTTGCTGATTGTGCATTTACACTTGGACTTTGGGGAGCCTGTGGTACTGTTGTAATAGGAATAGAACTAGATGGGCTTGATGGAGCAGATGTTCCAGAAGCATTTGTTGCTGTTACCGTAAAAGTATAATTTGTAGAACTAGATAAGCCAGTTATTGTTATTGGTGAAGACGATCCTGATGCTGTTAAAGATCCTGGAGAAGATGTTACTGTATAACTTGTTGCTGCTGGAGAACCTGCTGGAAGAGAAAAAGAAACTGATGCTGCTCCATTATTGTATGGTCTATTTGTTCCTACATCTGTTGCTATAACAGACACAGGTGGTTTTGGCTCTAAAAAGTCATTCTGTGCTAAAGCCTTTGAACCTAATTCTTTCTTTGCCATTTATATTGCTCCCTTTTTTCTTTATTTTGTTATGCTGTTAAGTCTCCTACGACTACCCATGAGGTCCTGGTGTAGCATTAACTGTAACTCCGCCTGCGCCAGCAATTGTAACTTGTCCTGCTCCAGTTTGAAGGATATCAATTGATGTTCCTACTGGCCATGCGACTGTTGCATTTGTTGGAATTGTAAGAGTTAATGCTGAACCGCTACCCATTTCTATTAAACAGTCTCTTTCTCCAAGTGATGATAGTGTGTAAGATGCTGTTTTTGGAATAATTGTTGTTCTTGAAGGAACGCCTTCTTTTGTCTGAGTTCCATCTGTAAATGCAACTCCAGAAGCAGATACTGTTACAGTACCTGTAAATGTTGGAGAAGCAAGTGGAGCCTTGAGATCAAGTGCTGTTTGTGCAGCAGTTGAAACTGGCTTATTAGCATCGGAAGTATTATCAACATTTCCAAGTCCAACCATTGATTTTGTGATACCTGAAACGGTACCTGTAAATGTTGGAGATGCAAGGTTTGCTTTGAGATCTAATGCTGTCTGTGTGGCAGTTGATACTGGCTTATCAGCATCTGATGTATTATCTACGTTGCCTAGACCAACCATTGATTTTGTAATACCTGAAACGGTACCAGTAAATGTTGGGCTTGCTAATCTTGCAATTGAGTTATTAACACTAAAAGATGTTCCTGTTAGTGTTAAACCATCTCCTGCTGTAAATGTACCAGTACCAGAAAATTGTGTAAATACAATTGCATCTGTATCTAGTGTCGTAATAGTATTAGTCTGTACCCATCCCGTTTTACCATTTGAGGTTCCAGCCTCTACGAATATAAAGTCACCAGCATCCACTTCTGGAATTGAGTTATAGTCTGTCGCTCTTGTCCATGAACCAGATGCAACTACATAAATACCATTTTCTGAATCTGTTGCTTGATTCTTAACTAGCACTCTGTTTCCTGCAACAACTGAAATTCCATCAATTGTCTGAGTTCCGCTTAATGTTATGTTTGCTGTTGTGGCTGCTTGAACTGATGCATGAACATTTAATCCTGCTGTTGCAGCATCAACATATGCCTTTGTAGCAGCATGAAGATCTGATGAAGGTGCACCTGAAAGTGTAAGTGCTCCTGTCATTGTGCCTCCAGCAAGCGATAATTTAAGACCTAATGCTGCATCTGTTGCCATGGAAACTGGCTTGTCGGAATCAGAAGTATTGTCTGCATTTGCAAGGCCAATCATTGCTTTTGTGATTCCTCCCACAGTTCCAGTAAATGTTGGGGATTCTAAGTTAGCCTTAAGATCTAGTGCTGCTTGTTGAGCAGTTGAAACTGGCTTATCATTATCGCTAGAATTATCTACGTCACCGAGGCCAACCATTGTTTTGGTAATACCAACAACGTTACCAGTAAATACTGGGGAATTCTTTGGAGCCTTGAGATCAAGTTCAGTTTGTACTGCTGTTGATACTGGCTTATCAGCATCTGCTGTATTATCTACGTTACCAAGTCCAACATCACCTTTAGCAATTCCAGTTGGACTATTGATTACTGGAGACTGTAATGTTTTATTTGTTAAAGACTGAGATCCTGCTAGTGTTACTAGATTTGCTGTATCTTCAATACCATGTACACCAGTAGTATCTTGTGAGTGTACAGTTACTGAGTTATCTGCATAAGTTTTTGTTGCAACTGTAGAATCAATATCAAATCTTTCATCTATAGCATTCCAATCAAGGCCAGTTCCAGCAAGTGCTGCTTGATCTACTGTTGCATTTGCGATTGCATCCGTAAGGTTTGTTTGTGTTACAAGAACTGTTGTATCTGCAATACCGTGAACACTGCTTGTATCAGATGCATGTGTAGAAAGGTTTGTTGCTACTGTTGTTAAAAATGAAGGATCATCTCCGATAGCCGCTGCTAGTTCATTGAGAGTGTTAAGAAGGTCTGGAGCGCCGTCAATTATTGCTGCTAGTTCTGCTGCATTAGCAAAGTATTGTAATGCGGACCATGCTGATGATCCATTACCCATTTTAAATTTATTTGTGTCAGTTTCAAAACCGATTTCACCTGCTGCGAGAACTGGGTTAGCAGCCGTCCATTGTGCTGCAGTTCCTCTGCGCTGTTGCATTCTTGTTGCCATTTATCTTCTCCTTATGGGTTCTTCCCATGAACTAGTCTTATTATAACATCAATTTTTTAATTGAAATTATCTACTACGCTACCGCCATCAAATACGACTGTCCACTCTGTTGTATCTGGTCCACCTGCGTCTATTCCTATTCCAAGTGGGCTATTAAAAGATCCACCTTCGTAGAATTGAGACACGATAAATCCAGTTCCATCAATTGCGGTATCGTGAATGTGCTGCGGAAGATTATTTGTATCATCAATAGTTGCTTGGGTATACCAAGTTCCATTGTAATAGAAGTTAACTCGGTTTGTTAGAGTATCCAACCACTGAGTTCCATTTGTTGGAGATGAAGGAGCAGTTGGGCCAACAGCCATAGATCCTGTTAGGGAATCTACATAAGCCTTAGTCGCTGCATGTGCTGCACTTGTAGGGGTTCCTACTGTTACTGCGCCTCCGAATGTACCGCCGTTAGTTACGACTAGTCCATTCTTGACCTTGAAGTCTTTATCGACTGTTGCCATTTACTGCTCCTTCTTCCAACTATTTATTTTTTATTACTTTAAAAGTGTTCCAACAACAGCGACTGTTGAGTCATTGTTGAGGGTTGCGACACGAAGACGAACATCGTTTCCAGAAACATCTGCTGAAACTGATCCAAGATCACCATTTGTTCCAACCATTGCGTATTCTGTGATAGCGACATTGTCTGAAGTGTCAAGTGTTAGGATAACCTTTGAAACCTCTGTGTGGGTTCCAGCAGCAATCTTAACCAAGAATTCAGCAGAACGATAGTCTGCCTTAGCCCATGAAACTGCTGTGCTTGTGCTTGCAGTTGCGACAGTTGCCTGTGCTGCTACTTGCTTTGCTACAGAAGCAATCTCTACTGCAGGGAAGTCTGGAGTAACTGCTTCAAGAGCAGAAACTGCACGAGCATCTGTGAAGTAAAGATTTGTTATACCTTCTGCAAGTTGATCAGTATTAGAATCTGCAACACCGTTTTCTGCGGTAATTGTAAGATTGTTTGATCCGTCCTTTGTGATTACAATGTTTGTCTTTGTTGCATTTGCAAGAAGCGTTGCTGCTTCTGCCTTTGCACGAGCATCAGTGTAATAAAGGTTTGAACCTTCTGCTACATCGTCTGTATCAAGTGCTGCAATAGTTCCATTTATTGTTGAAGCAAGTCCATCTGCATATGTCTTAGCATCTGCTTCTGCTGTGTCAGCGTATGACTGATAAGCAGTTGTAATTGCTGTCTCAC